TAAAAGCCGTTGGGACATAAGCAAAAGAAAGAACATTCTCATTGTAGACGATATCAATGATACGGGTGCTACATTCAACTGGATCAAACAAGATTGGCAGAGCAGTTGTTTGCCTAACGAAGATGCTTGGAAAACAGTATGGGGTAAAAATGTTCGCTTTGCTACACTAACAGAAAATTTATCGAGTGAATTTGACGACACAGTGAACTACACTTGTCACGAAGTAAACAAAGCTGAAGAAGATGTTTGGCTAGTTTATCCTTGGGAAAATGTTGGTACTTATGCGTGATGATCTAATGGTACAACAACAAGTAGCAAACATATGGCAACATATGGTTGGTGTTATTTGTTTAAACTTAACTAATCGTAAACAAGTTAAAGCAGTGCTACCTGAGTTCTTTGCTAAGTGGAGTACACATGAAAGTTTTGTACACGCGACACGCAGAGAAATAGAAAAGGTAATTGAACCATTAGGTATGAAACATGTTCGAGCAGAAAGATTGTATCGCATGAGTGAACAGTTTAAAGACTGGGATGGTGAAGATGCTACACAATTATACGGTATTGGTAAGTACGGTAGTGACAGTTATAGACTTTTTTATAAAAATGAAGTACCTGAGAATGTAGGCGATCATGAATTAAAAAGATATATTGAGGAAGAATTTAATGCAGTTTAATGAGATTCCCTGGACTGATGTTTTAATTGATACTAGAGATTATACTGTATTTAAAGATGGTTATCCGGTAACAGAAGGACATGTTCTTTTTGTTCCTAAGGTATCTGATTGGGAGCATTTAGCAAAATGTTATAAAGCTGCATATGGCTGGGGATACGATTGGGTAGAAAAAGGTTATTGCGATGCTTATAATATCGGACAGAACATTGGAGAATCAGCAGGACAAACTGTTGACTATCCTCATGTACATCTCATCCCTAGGCGCAAGGGTGACATGGAAGATCCGCGAGGCGGAGTGCGTCATGTAATACCAGAGAAAGGAAATTATCACAATGTCATTTGAATGGAATAGAATACATAAATGGGAAGAGAATATCGAGCGTGATGTTACTGATGCAGTTGAACAGCAAATTATGGAACATTATAGTGTAGACGATATTACTACACTAACAGAAGAACAAATGAATGAAGTAATGGCATTTAGAGAAGAACTTAACGAGTATAGCGTAATGCAATGGGGATTCTCTAATATCTATTCACAGTGGGAAATGGAGAATATGTAATGGCATGCGGATGTGGAAGATCGCCAACTGGCAAATGCATAGGTTGGCATAAATTAGAAGAAGGCGAATATCGTCAAAAACTTGCCGAATACGAGCAAAAACAATTACAAAAAAACTTAAATGATAAGGAGAAAAACAAATGAAAGATCAACTAATAAAAACGGCTAAGCTACACGCTGAGGCAGAAATTCAATTGCATAAAACAAATATCGATGTGTATATGAACACTGTTGTAGGTATTGGTGAGCATTCAGATATCGTTGAAACAATCCAAAAAGAACTGGATGCAATGGCGACTGCACATGATCGTTTAGAAATGTTAAACAAATATTTTGCATAATATACTTGACAAAAACCTAAATATATCATATAATAAAACAATAAGACATCCTCGTCGTTAACTCGGAGAAACAAATGAAGAAATACGAAGAAATTATCGAACGCTGCAAGAACGCAGACAAGCGTTACTGGGCTGGCGATAATATTGCTCGCTTGCTACAGAGTGGTGACAAAGAACAACTGATCGATGAAGCTACAGAAGCATTTGAAACTGTACTCGATACGCTGATCATTGATAGACATACTGATCCTAACAGCCAAGGCACAGCACGTCGACTGGCTAAAATGTACTTTAATGAGATAATGGCAGGGCGTTACCACTATCGTCCAGATGCAACTGCATTTCCTAATCATGTAGATGACGGATATGAAGGTATGCTTGTAGTAAGAAGCGAATTGAAAAGCATGTGTAGTCACCATCACCAGCCAGTTACTGGCGTTGCATACATTGGTATTATTGCCGCTGAAAAACTTATCGGACTTAGCAAGTACACACGCATTGCACAATGGTGTGCTAGACGCGGAACATTACAAGAAGAACTTTGTAATGATATTGCCCGTGAGATTATGTATGCAACTGGTTCTACTAATGTAGGTGTGTATATTCAAGCAACACATGGCTGTTGCGAGAATCGTGGCATTATGGCAACTAGTAGTCTTACACAAACTACTGTACTGGAAGGTAGCTTTAAAGATGACATGAGCACTAAGAAAGAGTTCTTTGACAACATCAAACTACAACAGGAGTTTAGTCGATAATGGGTGATTATATTGCAGTGCGTATGGCACAGGTGTTCATTGTAGCAGTGTTTGTAATGGGCATGATTAGTTTAGGTATTGAACTTTACACAGGAAGGTTGCCGCTATGAAACTAAGATATTCAGAAGCGTTTTATAGCGTACAAGGTGAAGGTAAGTTTGTAGGAGTACCTAGTGTATTCCTACGCACATTCGGTTGTAACTTTCGTTGCATGAACTTTGGATTAGGCAAAGACGAACCTGATCGTTGGACTAAACATGCTAAAGGTCAGCGTTATAATCCAGAAGTGTTAAAACTTATTGAAGATGGTGTGCATAAGTCAACAGAAAAATTTGAAGACTTGCCTATTATACACACAGGCTGTGATACATATGCAAGTATCTACCCAGAGTTCAAACACTTTAATAAACAAGCAGAAGTTGATGAAGTGGTAGAACATATACTGTCACTTACTCCAGAAGGCAAATGGACTATGGACAATGGACAAGATATACATCTTATCCTTACAGGTGGCGAACCGTTGTTAGCATGGCAACGACTATACATCGAACTATTCGAACATCCTCGGATGAAGGACTTAAAAAATGTTACATTTGAAACAAATACTACACAAAATTTACACGAAGATTTTGAAACTTATCTCAGAACTCAAGACAGATTTGAAGTTACTTGGAGTTGCTCCCCGAAACTTAGCGTTAGCGGAGAACCTTGGGAAACTGCTATACTGCCTGATGTTGCTAGTCAGTATAACAGTGTTAACGGTAGCGACATGTATCTTAAGTTTGTTGTCGCTACTAACGACGACTTTGAAGAAGTTACTAGAGCTGTGGAAGCATACCGTGACGCAGGCGTTGAGTGTCCAGTATATCTTATGCCGCTTGGCGGACGTTCGGAAGAGTATAACCTCAATGTTAAAGAAGTCGCCGAAGCATGTATGGAGCGAGGTTGGAGGTTCACACCACGACTCCACATCAGCCTATTCGGAAATGCCTGGGGAACTTAATGAGTATATCAACGCTACTCACAAAAAAGCTATGAAAGAACCTATACAAAAAAACTTAGACGATGAGCTAAGAGAAAAAGGACTAATATAATGGGATGGTGGAAAAAACTACTAAAAGATGCAGGTATTAAATCTAAGATAGACGAATCTGTGCAAGAAAAAACAGCAGAAGAAGAACGCAGAGCTGTACTACAACGAGAAAAAGAAGAAGCAACTGCAAAAGGTGAACCTTGGGTAGGCGTGCTAGATACTCAGGTTAATCCAGATAATATTAAAAACGGATTCTTTGAATTAGACTGGAACAATGAATTTATCGAACAATTACTCGATGCAGGATACTCGGGCGAATCAAACGAAGAAATTGTAAATGGATGGTTCCGTACTATTGCTATGCAGATTTTGGACGAAGAAGGACTTGACAACGACAGGGAAATGGGTTATATTAATGTTAAGCCTATTGACAAAGATAAATCCGAGGTAAGTTAATGACATATATATTAGTAGATACTGCAAACACATTTTTCCGTGCTAGACATGTAATCAGAGGCGATTCTGATACAAAGCTAGGTATGGCGTTCCATATTACTTTAAACAGTATTAAAAAAGCATGGCAAGACTTTGAAGGCAGTCATGTTGTGTTTTGTTTAGAAGGACGCAGTTGGCGCAAGGACTACTATGAACCTTATAAACGCAACAGAAAAGATGCTAGAGATGCACTAACTGAAAGAGAACAAGAAGAAGATAAATTATTCTGGGAAGCGTTTGATCATTTTAAAGAGTTTGTTACAGATAAGACTAACTGTACTGTTATGCAACATCCGCAATTAGAAGCAGATGATCTTATTGCAGGTTGGGTACAATCACATCCTAATGACAATCATGTTATTATTAGTACAGACGGCGACTTTGCACAATTAATTGCACCTAATGTACGTCAGTATAACGGTGTTACTAATACAGTAATTACACACAAAGGGTATTTTACTGACAAGGGCAAAGAAGTAATTGATAAGAAAACAGGCGAGGCTAAGCCTGCACCTAATCCAGAGTTTATGTTGTTTGAGAAATGTATGCGTGGTGACACAAGTGACAATGTATTCAGTGCTTATCCTGGTGTTCGTAAAAAAGGCACAAAGAATAAAGTTGGATTGTTAGAAGCATTTGAAGATAAAAATACAAAAGGCTATAACTGGAACAATATGATGCTACAGCGTTGGGTTGATCACGAAGGTGTAGAACATCGTGTACTTGACGATTATAATCGTAATGTCACACTTTGTGACTTAACAGCACAACCAGATGATATTAGAGAGATCATCAATAATGTTATTGAAGAAAATATGGTTCCTAAGCAAGTTACCCAAGTTGGGTTAAGACTTATGAAGTTTTGTGCTACATGGGATTTGCAAAGGGTAAGTGAAAATGCTCAGTTATATGCTGAGCCATTACAAGCGAGGTACACAGTATGACATTAAAAGCAAAAGAAATAGTAGACGGAAAGTTCTGGATACTAGAAAGCAATGGTGCAAAGGTTGCAACACTTAGTTGGTCAGATGACCGCTATATGATAAGTGATGCAAAAGGTACAAGATTTTTAAACAAGAAACAATTAGAAAAAGACATTGGCAAAGTAAGTTGGGATAAGTTAGAAATTACAGAAGTATCTATAAACGAAGTACATGGCTTTCCAACTAGTTGTGCACCGTTTAATCCATTGTATGATGTAACTAAAAAACTGCCATTGTTTACAAAAAGTAATAAGAGTAAAAGTTTATATTGTGCAGGATATTATATTATTCGTTTCGACAAAGGCTGGGTTAAAAGTTTTTGTCCTAAAACAATTACTATTGAACGGTATCCTTTTAAAGGTCCTTTTAAAACTGTACTTGAAATGCGTACTGAGTTGAGTAAAGCCAATGCAAAATGATATTTTAAATACAGTTCCTATTCAGCAATTTATTAAGCAAGTAAAAAGTGCCGAAGCAAGTAGAGCTAAAGAGGTTAAACTAGACATGAATAATGCTAAAAATCTTGCATT